GATGAACGCTGGAATGGCAAGCTGCGCCGCGCTTAAACCAGCGATTAAAGTGGCAAACAGATTTGTCTTTGATCTAATCAACATCAACCACCGACGTTTAATAGCTTTCATTTTATTTCTCTTTCGGGAAAGTTCGGAACCATATTTTGAAATCAGTCAACCACTGCTGGATACGTTCTATAAAATTATTCACGAGATCATTTCTCCATTAAAAAGTTGCGCTATCTTCAGTCCATCAGTAAATTGGCAGTGTGCCATTTCGCGATTATGCTCCCATCGTCCAGCCCATTCCAGTCCAACGGCTTCAGCAATCTGCCCGCACTTCTTCCACAAGGCGGTGTTGTTCCAGTCGATCTTTCCGTTCTGGATAGGCGCGAAGTCGAAAGCCAAACGGTAGTTATGGTATGACCAGCCGCCATGAGCGTTTGTTACAATAGCACCAGCGGTTGCCCTGCCCTGTGCGTACAGCGCGTCTTGCGACTCTTTATCACGGTAGGTGGAAGTGATGATGACATCAATACCGTCGACCATGCACTCAGCAATGAATTTCTTGCACAACTCCTGCACCTTGGGGTGAAGGTCAGCGATCTGTCTACTGTTTATCATTGAACCTCCTTTATATTCCTAGTGCCTGCGTATGTGTTGCATAGTCTTGCTTGGCTTTTTGCCTTGTTGCGAATGCTATAGGGTCGAAGTTATTTGCCATTTCATTCTCCTTAGATTGCAGGCCATGCGGGTATCGCTGGAGTTCCAGCAATGATTGCATCAGTTAATCTTTTAGCCTCAGTTAGCACTGCCGCCTTGTCTGCAAGCATTGTCTCCTTATCGGCTGGCGGATATGTTCCATCATTACAATTCTGTTGCGCCCATATAGGCCATTTTGCATAAATAATGTTTTGTGCTTCTGCGTTGATTGCCGCTATCTGCTGTACGACTGGTACTATCGGTGGAATATATGGAACAATCGCTGCTTCGACTGCCGCAATCGTTGCTTCATGCTCGGCAATATTACCGCCAAACTGCATTACATCATCGCGGAACATTTGCATTTGCACGTCTGCGTAGCAGTGGCACTTGATCTGTCTGCCCTCCGCATCCTCCCAAGTCACCTCGACCGAGTTTGTTGCAGCGTCGTGGATGGCCTGCTTTATTTTGCTCATGCCTTCACCGCCTTTCCGATTGCAAACCCAATCACAACCGCGTCGGTCAGCGGACCGCCTGACATATTGCGAATGTTCACAGTGCAAATTCCCGCCGCCACTGCGCCTATCCATGTTTGGTATCTTTCCGCACCGGACACCGAGTTTACAATCCACACCTGAATGTTATCGGTCGCCAAAAGCACACTGTTGTTGAGGGCGAAGTTCACAGTGGCTGCCGCCGCCAATGATGCGTTGTGCAGCGTGATCTGACCGCAGACCTTATTCAACGTGACCGCCGTTGCCTTGCTGGCCGCTTGTGTAACCGTGCCACCTGCGCCCGTGGTGTAGCCTACGCCACCTGTGCCAGTGCTTAATACTGACCCGACAACCGCCAAAGTGCCGGGAATTGCCACTGCTCCAGCCGTGGTTATTGTTAGTGCATCGCCCGTACCCAAACTAAGCGAGTTGCTTATTTTGAACTTGTCCGAATCTGAGTTGTCTATGCCGATAGCGATATATGCCGCGCCAGTTACCGAATAGGTTGTAACTGGATCGCCAGCAGACGATCCGCCCACCGATAAAGCGTGTTCGCAATTACTGCCTGCATTCGTATTGTCGGTGTTCTCCATTAAGTGATAGACATAGTTCGCCCCCACCCCTGCGTAGGATTGGTACAAGTCTTTACCCAACCGAACGTCTTTTGCTACACCAAGCCCGCCTGCGGTCTTAAATGCCGCTGCTGTTGGCGTGGTTGCCTCAGTAGTATCTGTGCCGACAAGCGTTGGGAGTGTGACCGTGCCTGTAAAGGTAGGTGAAGCGAGGGGGGCCATACCCGTAGCGTAGGTTATGGCATCTACTACGTTTGTGGCATTATTAAACACCAACATGGATTTGCCTGCGGGTACTGCTACGCCTGTGCCAGTTGAGTTCTTTATTGTGATGGTGTCAGCACAGGCGTTATTTACAAGGTACAATTTTTCTATAGCAGGAACAATCAAGTTCTGCGCCCCGCCAGAGGTGCCAATTAAGTTTAACCGGAAGTTACGCGCCGTTTGTGTGGCGTTGGTATCAGTTAATGTAAGCGTCACGGTACCACTAGCAAACGTAACATCGGCGGAACCTGTGATTGCCTCAGAAAGCGCAGTTCCTAGATTAGTGTTGTTAGTAGTCCCCCAAGTCCCGGCTTTTTCTCCGGTGCCCATAAGTTCTATCTTAAGGTCTGAATACGTTGATGCCATCTGCTATCCTTTATTTACGTGGTTATCTGAACCCAATTAGGGGTTTGTGCAGTATTAATGGTGCCCCAATTAGGGGTTTGTGCAGTATTAATGGTGCCCCAATTAGGGGTTTGTGCAGTATCTATCGGGTTCCACCCCCCAAAAAGTGGGGTACCTGGCAGCGCGGTACAGGCAACCCCAGTTACGCTAACACTAATATTGCGCACTGTAGTAACTGACACCGCGCCAATGGCAGCACTGCACACCTGACCTGTAACTGATACGTCTATATAAGTTGCCATGATTTTTCCTTTATTTAACTTGCCCGAAGTCCATTTTTATTTCGTGTACCATTAGCTCGTGCGCTTGCCCAATGTTCCGGTAGAACTTAAGCGACTGTGATGCAGGGTCGTATCTCATGCCGAAATACGCTGTATCAGTTTGCCCAAAAGCCCAGCTTGAGTTGGGTATCATCAATCCATACTTAAACGCCTCAGGGTTTTGAATCTGTATCCCCGTTAGCCCTCTAGCAGTGGCATGAGGCTGCATGTTAATTCCGATGGTGTCTGTGCCAACTTGCGTCTGTGGAAACTCAATATTCAGGCAAATTGACGTGCCGCCCGGTACTGTGTCGTAGACATCGCAATGTATACCTGCTGCCCAAAATGCACCATTTTTAACGGCTGTGCCATGTACCCCAACAATATCGTGTACACCCCATGAACCGACGTTACCATTGCCTCTAGCTATGCCGTACATGCTGAAATTTGCGCCTGCTGACCCGCTGCTAAAATCCATCGAAGTATCAGACTTGATACCTGTATGCAATCCATTGGCAGCCGAGAAATTACCTGTAATCTTGTACTGGTCAACACTGCTTGAATTCTCTGCCTGCGCGGGATATAAAATCCACAGGAGTAAAAACAATATTCCTCTCATTACTTACGCTATTCTAATGATAGCAGTGCTGCTGTCGCCTACAGGCCACACAATAGTAAAGTTCCCTGCAGTAGAGGTCTTATCTGCGCCAAAGTCCAGCACCATCACCGTGTTCTTACCTGAAGCCGTAAAGTTATATACCATCATACCCCGAGCGGTAACAGTAGATGTAGACCATGTAGTATCAGTAAAGTCCATCCATGCGGTTGTACTCGTTGAAGTAGGCGCCTGAACAATAGCAATCGCCATACCCCCCGCAGTGTACCCAGTGCCTGACGATTCATTAGTTACGGTATATGCCGTAGTAGTCGCGTCCATTGTAGCACTTGAGGTATATAAGGCGGCATAGAAGGTATCGGCGGCAGTACCCGCACGGGTGACGGATGTGCCGAAGGCGTGAAGCCCTTTTAGTATGTCTACTTTAAAGCTGGTAGCGGTTGCGGAAGTGATTGCCATATTACATCTCCAATAATTTAGTTAGTTCGGGGTGCCCTGCTTGTCTAAGCCTATGTGATATAGTGTCCCGATCACACTTTACTGCCCGGGTTAGATACTCCACTAACACACCATGTATGCGCTCTTTAAATGCCTCTGCTTGGTCGCGGATGATAGGGTGGGCATCTCTACCTACGTACATGATTTTACCCACTGCCATATTAGCCAATTCTACTGGCGTATGACCTCGATAACTGGTAGTATGCACCTCTACCCCACCCGCGCTTATAGCTCCTATCATCTGCTCTCCTTTAACTTATTCCGACGCGGAGCTGCCCAGACCTATAGGCGTCCCTGCGGTCTTTACCATCTCCTAGCTGCTTAAGCAACATCAAGGCTTCGTCGTACCGCTTCTGGTACATTGCAACCACTTCAGGCTCCCCCTTCATAAAGGTATAAGCCTCCAACAGCGCCCCATACAATAGAGTAGAGTCAAAATTATCCCCCAGCCAAGTAGTAGAAGCAGTAACAATAGACTCAGGCAGGTAAAAATAATGCAGCTCAGTAGTGTAGCTCGCATCGGGGGTGGGCCCCAGCAGGAACGTAGTGTCGTCGAATTGCGCATAGTGTGCTGGAGTCCCTGTAGTCGAGGGGTTGGGGTAAGCCTCACGGATAAAGTTCACATCCTTATTCAGTAAAAACTCATAATCCCCCGCAGCGGTAACTATAGCAAGTGAGAACGTAGCCAGCCAATCTGAAGGGCAGGTCAGGTATTTATTTCCCGATGCTACCGTGCCCGTCATGTTCTTGCGCAGGTTAGGAAGCTGTACACTGTTATATATTCGCTGCTCGGCCTGTTTTATAAAGGTGTCAACAGTCGTAGTAGAAAAAGAATCCTCTACGTAACTATTAATTGCGACTACTAGCTGTGCATAATTCATTGGGGCTACTGGCTATTCTTAGAGTATGTAGTGCCCTTGGTTGCCGCGCCCGTACCCCGAATTGGTTTTGTGTTGGTAGCGGCAAGCTTATTAGGATACCCACCAACGGTAGGCACTGGGCATGATTTAGGCTCTGGTAATTTAGTCTTACTCATGGTTAGCCTTTCTTCTGAAGCATTACTCGCGCCATGTTGCGTCCGTAAGTTTTTCTGTCGTCGTTAGTAACCCCACCACTACCTTTGCCCCCCTTCTGGATACCTACACTTGCCCCAGTAGCGTTAATGGTTCCTTGGGTCTTGCCCTTCTTCTCAATTCCGTTGCCTCTTGCCATAATAATCTCCTATGATGTAACTACTGTAACAGTTCCTAATGATATAATTGATTCTGTCGCGCTCTGTATTTGTCCTAGTGGATCGGTATAACCTACAGGGTCCCACCCCCACTGTATTTCCCTGCTTGCTGCTGTCTGGTCTGGACGGGGGTTACGCAATGCCTGTGGGTCTGTAAAAGTATACATCCCTAGCTGTAATTGAGGATGGTCAGGACTCCAACACTCAGGGCAAGCTAACGTGGCGGTTACTTTTGTCTTTACTACCAGTGCGCGAAGTTGGCTAAGCTTATAGTGGAACCCACACACATCACATAGCCCAAGCGCCGATTTACCTGCTGCAAAATTAGAACTCATTTATATAAACTGCTGCCTTGGTACCATTCTTAGGGGGGCTTTCTCACGGTCTTCTTCCGCCGCTCTTTGAAATTCCTCTTCATAATCAGCTTTGAGCATAGGGATCCGTGGCATCGCTTCAGGCAGTTTCATACTCAAGTAATATGCCAATCCCGCTACCAGAGCGGGTAAGAAACGATAAGGCACGTCTTGGGTATTAACACCACTACCTGCATCTTGAATCCTGCGAAGCCGCCAATATTGAAAAGTATAGGTATCATTATCAGGTACGGGCCACACAGTAATTGTAGGGTAAGAAATAGTGCTTGTGGGTGTGGGCCCAGTAGCACCCGATTGTCGGTCTATGTAAACTTGTAATGGTCGGCCTGTAGAGTTCTTGTTTGGTAGCGTCGCATAGGTTGACACGCTAATACGACTTATGTTAATATCTACCTGTGTAGTGGTCGTACCTGTACGTACAACGTGATCCAATAAATCAACCGTATCCAAAGGCAAGTTATAGGTAGCGGTGCCCGACACAAGCGGGATAGACCCCTGCTCTACAGTCCATAAATTTATTCCGCGATTTTGCCACGCGATTAACATTATATTCAAAGACCTACGAGCGGTCTTTAAGTCGTAACCTGAGCGGCTTTCTGATCCGCAGCGCTCAAAACTTTCCTCTACTAAATTAACTAAGTCTAGGTTGAATGTAGTTGTGTCGGTAGTTGCCATTTACTTACCCATGCGGCTTGTCGCCCGCTCTGCTTTAACCAACTTATCAAGTGCCGTAACGGAGCCACCCTTAGCTAGTTTCTTAGCTGGTTTACGCCCCGGAACCTTTAGTGGGTTTATATCCCCCATGCCGCGTGATGGTCTCACCGGAACTTCCCCTTAGTGTGTCCCTTCTTTGCTATGCCATTAATGCCTTTGCTTTTTACCGCCCCGCCTTTTTTATACCCTGTTAGATTGCCATCTTCATCAAACGACTTATCCGTGTATAGGGGTTTGTTTTTGAAGTCCTCAACATCTTTAGCCGTGCCAAAACCCTCAACTATTGCTTTAGGTTGTGGTTTACCTCTTCGTTCTAGCTCCCTCACGTTATCGTCTACTTTGGCTGCCCTATATAACGCCTTATCCGCCGCTACATCCCCCGACAATAACCTCTCATACATGATCTTGGAATCTGGATCTGTGGGCCGCTTTCTTTTTTCATAGGCTGATTTAAGCCCCTCATAATCATCCTTAAATCCATCAGCGGTCCAGCCAGCTATATGTTCCCGTTTGGCTTCAAGTTTAGCCGCCGCGCTCATCTTAAATGGTTTCACCTAAATTTCCCCTTTGTTTTGCCTTTGCACTCAATGCCGCCGCCTTTAGCGAACTTCATCTCGCTACTAGCTGCATCATACGCACCTTTTCTAGCCTTCTGTTCGCGGGCTTCGTCACGCATTTTGCGCATTTCTTCTTGCTCTTTAGCGGAAGGGGTGCCATCGTCTTTAGTGGGCGCGGGTTTTATTGGCCCCCCTCCATTAAACCGCCTTATCGTACCCCCAGTAACAGGAATAGGATTTTGCGGCATTCCTCGCGAAGCTAACCTAGCATTAACCAGCGTCTGCCCGGATAGCGGCTTATCAGGAGGAGGTGCGCGTCTGCTGTCAGCCGTAACTGGAGTTGGCGTAACAGGGTATTGTGGTGGCAACCCCCGCGAAGCTAACCTAGCATTAACCAAATCCCCCCCTCCAGCGAACTTCTTAACCTTACCCCCTTTCTTC